GATTGAGTGTGTTGTAGGCTTTCGCACCTGTGAGGGCACCTACAAAAGAAATGGGGTTCGCGACTGTGCCGGCACCTGTGAGGAGAGCATCATTTGTGCAATACCAGACACGAGCATATTTGGGGATATTGTTTGCAGTGGTTGCAAGGGTAGCAGTGGCTGCATTACCCGAGCAAGCGAGGGCATTTGTCGCAGTGGCGGCAAGGGTAGCAGTGGCGGCATTACCAGAGCATGCGAGTGCATCCAGAGCAGTTAATGCAGTGCCGACTTGCACGGATGCAAAGGAACCCGATTGGACGAAGCCATTCGAAGAAGTGCGGAGATAATCGGCTGAATTGATAGGGAGCTTGAGATCATCAAGGAGAGTGAGACCAAAGCCATTGAGATTATTAGCAACAGTTAGATTCGACACATTCGCGTTGAGACTGGTGAGATTATCAGCAATGAGATTTGTAATAGTAAGTGCCGAATATGCCGAGGGATAGCTGGCGAGTGTTCCAACAATCGGGTTAATAGCTGTTAGATTTGTAAATATGCCATCCTGTGCGAATAGATTATCAACACTGAGATTCGAGATTAAAGTATTGCTTATAAAGTTATCAACAGTGAGATTGGTCGCTGTAATATTATTGATATTCGCATTGACGCCAACGAGATTCGAAATGTTGGCATTCAACGAGGTCATATTTGTATTGCGTAAAGTAGCAACGTTGAGCGAAGCGAGGCTGGTAATAACGGGGGTGAATGAACCACCTACGGTGAGATTGCCGAGTATTGTCGCTGAACCACTGACTACTAAGTTAGAAGTCACATCATGGGCGGGCGAAATGAATTTTTGAGCCTGAGGGACTGAGAGATGTTTGAGGGTCTTATCATATTGTAAATATACGGTCTTCTCCTGAGTTAGACCATTGGTATGCTCGTGAAAAATATGGCCTGATTGAACATTTGCTGAATCTAAAACTTTTACTGTATACGTATCATGGGGGACGAGTGTGGTGCCAATACTATTGTTATTCATCTGCAGGATTGGCTCGACTCTGCCGCCGAGTCTTGGATCGATATTTAATTGCTGAACCGGGAGAGCGTTTAAAAGAGGAATTGAACCGAGAGACATTTTAGATTTATAATAATTTGATATATATTATTATAAATAGATTATTTTTTTTCTGTGGAATTTTATTAAATGAAACTTTGTTAATTAATTTTTTTAATAGGGATAAATAATAGTTCCACTAACAATAGATGTTCCGGTTGCTAACAATCCTGATATAGTATTATTAGCTACAATATTTATATTACCTCCTGCATTTGTTAAATTGACATCGGCCGGAATTACTGTTGCTCCTTGACTAATGATAACGCGTGATTGAATCACTGTAGAGTATCCGGGACGTATAGAAGGGAGTTCATTTCCTATTGGATTTTGGAAAGCTCGATACTGCCATAATAGATCATTTTGAGCTACACTTGTTCCTGAAAGTGTCCCGAATACATTTAAGAAAATATGAACTAATCGATTCACTTTGTCGATAACTACTCTTGATGAATCTGTAGGTGTTGCTGCGAATAGAGATTGAACTGGTATTGAAGAAGGAGGGACTAATATATGGACATTTGTTAATCCGTCATAAAAAGTGGGGTCGAGGAAAGCAGAAGCGATTGACATTTTTTATTATATTTATATAATGAGATTTTATATTTTTCCCTAATTTAGAACAAATAAGTGAAATAACCTTGGAATTGAACACTATCATTGGGTCCTACAGTTAATGCGGAATTTTGGAAAATATATAAATATATTTGTGCATTGTCCCATACCCAGTAAAATGGGACCTGAGTATTATAATTAGTAGGAGGAACGGTATTAGCATTAAAATATACACCTTGGAAATATCCGCTTAAATCATCGCTGTTTGGTGGAGGGATTTGACCAATAGCAGGAGCATCTGTTTCAATTTGTATTAATGCCGATGTTGTTTCTGGACTTTGTGCAATTGTAAATGGTAGCCCATTTGCACCAGATTCATTTTTAGCTTCTACATTTACCCAGACGTGGCACACTCGGCTTGTAAAATCTACAGATGTTAAACAATTGTTAGTGATTCCAGACAAATAACTCTCCTCCGCACTGTTAACACCACTTTCTATATTATCGTCGTCTATTTTCCCATTGTAATTTATATTACCATTTGATACGTTAATTAAATTGCCAGAGGCATCTGCCCCTATATATCCAGAATTAGCTAAAGCGGGAATTTGCACACCATTAACTACTATTTTAGGAATAAGTGAAATACTTGCAATTGACATTTTATTATAAAAATATTTGAATTATATCTTTATAATAAGATTTTTTATTTCTATTTTTAATAAAATCAATAAGGATATTGCATAATACCTGAATAGATCACCTGCTGTCCATTTGTCGCCGACACTTGTTGTAATCCTCTTACATTCATTAAGCCGGTATTTGCGAAATAAGCGGACATATAAAAATTGTCACATAATGTGGTAAAATTGGGAGTTATTGAGAAATTTGTTAGATTAATTCCTGAAAATGTTGTTATTGTATTATTCGCAGGCAACAACAACTGGAAAGATGCAGATGGAGGCGGAAGTGTTCCCGTTGCCGTTGGTGTCCATGCTGTATTCATATCTATAGTTAATAGTGGAAACTGATTAGTATAATTTCCTACTAATGTTAATCCAACATTTAAAAATATTGTTACAATACGCGAATTAGGATCTATAACAGCATACGATTGAGAAGTGGGGGTCGAATCATTAAATGTTCCATCTTGAAATATAGCATTTCCTAAATTCCACGAATAAGCAGATGATAGATTCCCAGCAATGATTTTGCCGTTCGCATCAGTTGAAAGACTTGAAGCACTGGCTAAATTTTGTAAAGAAATATCACCGTTTATACTCAAATCACCGCCTGTTAAGACTATCGTTCCGTTGCCATCTTCACCTCCTCCTGAAGGTAATAACACTAAAGCGTCAGCTAATGGTGAGACTGGATCGTTCGTTGTAACTGAGATTGAAATACCATTTGGAATATTTTGATCTGTTCCTGATGCTACGCCTACGTTCCATGTAGCATATGGGACACCTGAAAGTGAAGGTATTTGGTCATTACTAAAAGATAAATTTGCAAAAGTGCCCTGTGAAGATGCTTGTGCATTAGATCCAAGAGAAACATTATTTAAATTAAGATTGTTGATTAATCCAATTGATGCGATTGACATTTTTATAATAAATTTTTACGTATATTTATTATAAATATTTTTTTATTTGGATTTTTAATTTATTTATATATTATTTTATCACATCGCCATTTGCTTCATCTTCTTCATCACGGCCGCCATCTTCTTCGATGCTGGTTCGGCTGCGCCAGTGATGCCTGCGCCAGTCATACCATAGCCGGCACTCTCTAAAGCACCTGCAATAGTCTTGGCGACATTTTTCACACCTGGAAGTATTTTTTTCACACCATCTACTATTGAACCAAATGATAAACCGCCGGCGAAGACTGACTGGTGTTCATTATCATATAATCCCATATCTTGTGAATTTACCATCAAGCATTCTTCGCTGCTTACCCCTCCTAATGTTATCGTCGAATTTCCAGATAGGTGATCTATCGAAAGGAAAGCTGGACTAATTGATAATACAAACAATTCTATTTGTTGGACGAATAAGCCAGAAGTGTTAATGATCTGTGCAGTGCACTGGAAATTGAGCGGGACTTGTCTGCCCACGCAAATTGATGGGTCATAACCGAGTGCAGTGCTACAGTCCAAAATAATGGGCAAACCGCTGAAACACTCATAATTGAGAGCAACATTTGAAGGATTGCCGATTGTTTGAGCACCATTAGTTGCAAAGACAGCAGATGTCGAAGGATTACCGAACACAGGATTAACAATTGTATTGCCTGCAGGAAGTGCGCCCCCAAAGCCCTTAAAGACTGAATATTTGCCCTTCAACGAAGCCTCACACGAGAGGCTGTAAAGACTTTCGATCGTTGCTGTCGTCAATAATGACGTTCTATTGCCGATTGTCACGCTAAGATTTACTATGGGTAAAAAGAAATTTTGAACTCCGCAGGCAAGGGGATCACTATTGTAGAATGAACGTGACGGTTTGGCAAAAATCATAATGTATCTCGGGGCCGTCGCTAAAGTAAACGAATTACTCGACACTGTAACAGTGCCGGCATTGGGATATTGGGCAAGAGCAGTCCCACCAGTTGCTGGATTGATTTGAGACGACGAATAAGGTGCAATTAAAGTATTTGACGTGCTTATATAACGATCTGTTTGCCAGTATTGTCTTATCGTGTCTTTGAAGCTATAATTTGCAGGAACACTGATGTATTTAGCCGAAAGAAGAACTTTCTGGGTAGTGAAATTATTCATGTCAAATGCAACATTCGATAGACGAACTTGGGTTGCAGTTGGCTGAGCTCGGGCAATAGCATCGAAGAAGACAGGCTCGAGATACTGGAGCATGGTTTGAGGATTATTTAAAATCATCTGCAATTGCAATTGCGATAAATTTGTAAGGCACTGAGGAGCTTCCTTGACAGCCCACTCGAAAATATTAGCCTTTAAGAAGCCGGCAATTGAGACCTGAACCTGAACAGGGAAGGTCGAAATATCAATGGTGGCGGCGGTGTTATTAAACCAACCATTTCCATTCCACTGAGGATGGGCGCAATATACGCCTTCAATATAGAGGGATGAACCTTTGGCAGGAGTGCCTGGAGTGCCCGAGAGAATATACGAGCCAGTCGAGCTCGATGTCTGGGCACAGAGGAGATTAGCGGGGTTAGGTGTATTGGGGGCTTGAGCTGGGTTAGAAGTAATTACGGCACCCATATGGCCTCCGACCTCGCTGGGTGGGTATTCGAACGAACCAGCATTCGAGACATAATCATTGTTATCATACGAGGCGAAAATAGTAGCCTCCGCTGTATCACTCTGGGCAAAATTTATACTGGATGAACCGAGAACGACTTGTAGCGTGTTTACCAGCCTCTCTATAGGAAAGCTTCGCAAACTGATACTTCCTAATGTGCTAAAAGCAACTGTTGCACCTGCAGCAATTTGACCGGTGAAGTTCAGGTTGAGACGTATCGATTGGAACGAGAGTAAAAGCTTCTCACATAAAAGTGAGGAGAAACTCGGTGACTGCCAAACAAATCCGAGGGTATTACTGGAGATACTGATAGGCGAGTATCTTTGGATGCTGACTAAATCAGGCGAGGCGCGGATGACCTTGGGATGAGCGTTGTGTAAGAGTTCACGGGGGACGTCAACAAGAGTTGTCATTTTTTAGAAATTAATAATTGATATATATTATATTCCATAGAAAATATTTTTACAAGAAATAAAATAATTATTTTTCAAAATAATTTAATTTGAAAAATATATTTTTCATTTTATAATTTTAGATTTTTTATTCTAAATTTTTAATCTTCATCTAAACGTTCAAACATAATTAAGAAAGAAATATTCTCATTAGGATTGATATAATATGGAATATAATTGCCTAAATTGTCATTATAGTAGAGTGTAAATTGAATACGGCGAAGCGGATCATCACTAAGGAAACTACTACGGCGATATTCGGCAGTTGGCTGATATGCAACGATTGTTCTTAGGTTGGATCCTTGAGGGTTGTCTACTAAATCGAAGCTTGCAATAATAGAACTGACGGCGGACTGTGATAAATTATTGGCTTGTTCTCCTTGAGTTTGACCAGGTAAAGGCGGATTATCAACAAAATATGGCGTTATATTGAAGGCGTTGCTGGTCAATACTATAGACTTAATAAGGGTAAAAGCATCCAAATTAACAACTTCCTGCTGTGCGGTTGTAGTTGTTCCCGCATCATCCACAAATTGGAAATTAAACAATCTTCCAAAAAAAGAATAGAAATTGAAATTCTTTATAATACTTCTTAATTTACTGTTTATGCCTGCATTAACTCTACCACCTGCACCAAAAAATGCTTTAGGTGCTACAACTGATAATAAGCCAGTTTGAGGATTTAGGCTAATAACTGGAGCAGTTAATCCAGCAAGTGCTGGAACTGCTGCGATCATTTGAGTTGTTGCGGTTTGATACGCCGTATTGATTTGGTTCAAAAATCCAAATATCGAATTTATGGAGTAATATTGAACATTGCCGGTTAAATTTTGGAATGGTGCCGAGGATGTGAGGGCTTGAGGATTTTGTGAAAATATTCCTTCGGGGACGTGGATTAAATTAACAAATATTTCGGTTGATGTTATGGTATCAAATAATGATACCCCATATACAGATTTATTGGGATTTCCCTGATTAGGATCGCTGTTATATCCGTTATTTGATGGGCCGAATGGGAGAATGTAATTGAAACATCTCGGAAGGTCACGGGCCCCCACACTTAGTTTGATGATACTGAATTGATATTTCGTGCAATTGTTTAAAAGTGGAATATTTTTAGAAATGTCGAAAATAACGGGTTGAGGATTCTCTGAGGAATTGCTATAGGAAAAAGAATAGTATCGATAATTGCTCATTTGGAAAATTATAAAATAAATGGAATCATATATAATATCTTAATATTTTTTTTATTTTATTTTTTCGCTTTTATTTAAAAATTAAATTTACTACTTCATCATAATTTCGCAATTTCCGCTTCTTCTTCACTTCATTCACAAGTCTCTTAAACTGGCGCTCGTCTAACATTCCCGCAAGATACATCATTAGACGCCAGCATGCCCATTTCCCACAAGTTGAGACATCATACCCATCTCCTTGGTATTTGTTATTGTTATATGTTATTTTTCTTATGCTATTATCATTCATCAGCATGCGGGATAGATGTAATTCATTTTCGTTGAATTCGCAGCGATCATGCCCAAGTTCTACAATGTGATTGTCCGGGTATTTTCCATATGAATCGAAACAATAAATATCATTATTCTGTTTATCCATGAATACTAATATCCAATGCCCGGCGACACCGGATCCATTCGCACCCCGTGTTGTATGAACTACTAATATGATCGCAGCATTATAGGGATTATTTGTTAGATGACGAATGTCGCTATAGTTCGCCAATTCGGGATATTTAATAACTGGTAATCGGGGGTATATATCTTTGATATCAAAGTTCGTCATTGCATAATTCATGTCGCCAATTTCTGCCATTTTAAGATTTATTATAATTATTTTTTTATTATAATAAATATGAATAAAATATTCCTATATATATTCTTAAATTAATTCTACTGAGTGTTCGGTCACAATCATAGAGGGAACAGATTTTTTAATGTATATCCACCTTGATCCACGTATGGATAATATATGTGATATTTTTTCAGGTGATAAATTTGTGTAGTTCTGGAGCAAATATAAAAGATTTCTTCTTGAGCTTCCGGCTGGGAATATCACGTAAGCCCCCGACTCATATAGTGAGACACGACTCGCGGAGTGATTACAAGTTAAATGTGTGGCCTCACAGAGCCCTATATGCAATTTTCTCCCCATACAGAGTATACGATTTTTTAATGCATCAAGATATTTCAGTAATACTTTATCCACAGAAGCCTCGGCATCGTCCCATATAATTAAACTGTCCTTGAATTGAGCAAGCTCAGGTTCTGGATCTTCTTCCATTAGTTGACGTGTTAAAGGGACTTTAATGACATTGAGTCCTTCGAACACAGGGTCTGGTTCATTGATAAATGAGAACAAATAGATGTCCCGATTCGGAAAAATCTCCCGATAATGTCGAGCATACATCCCAGCCCAATGGCTTTTGCCAGATCCACTCATTCCCATGAGCCTGATTACGCGAGATGCTTGATCATCTGTTGGTGATGGTAATACCTCCAATGTATTATCACTCAATATTTGTTTCTTGATATTTCCATTTCGCATTTCTTCAACTATAAAATTATAAACACGAGCTAAATCCTCTTGAATAGGAGGGATTCTTTTTATTATATGTTTCATAATATTAGAAGATACTTTCGACCTTTCCCGCACATTATTAGCAGATATATCAAAATCGCGAAATATTTTATCCCAATCAAGAGTCTTTAAAAAATTGCGCTCATCATCCTCTTGTTCAGTAGTTCCATCTGTTATATATAAAGTCCGAGATCCATCCTTTACAACGGGAATATTTTCTCCTTCTTTACCTTTCTTATAAGTCAAACTATACATTTATTCAAAAAAATATTTAATTATATAATTACCATAGATTTTTTTCACAACAAACACACATTTTGTTATTTTTCAACAAAAGATTTCACTATTTTTGGCATATTAAAGCCTATTTCTTCACCCCATTTTAATGTCTCCGCTTGTAAATAATCATTTACCTCAGTAAGAAGTCCCTCGATATTTTTTAGAGAAAGTGTATTATATATTTTATCAATTTTTTTATTGAATAAATCCCGTTCTTCATCGTCCAAAAATATTGTATTCATTTTGAGGCTCTGTAAAGATAGGCGAATTAGATCTTTTTTTATTTTTCCTTTATTATTTTCTATTATTGTTTTAAGAACAGAAAGACCTGTCTTCATAATATATAAATTTCCTAAAATTGGATTGTTAATAAGCTCATATATATCCTGCATCATTTTCTCATCTCCTTTCTGTTTGTAATAGGTTAACAATCGTTTCGCTGTCTTATAATAATTGCGATCGCTGTAATATTGTTTCACAATATTGAGGCGCAGCGAACGTAAAAATTCTTCATCTTTTTCGTCTTCTTTTTTAACAAGGTCTGGAAACTGAATATAATTGCTCGTTTCGAAATAGCGACCCATAAATAGTTGAACATCAAATTTACATATAAGATCATCTTGTTCCAATGTGAAATCTGCCTTTCCATCAATAATATCACGCCCTGTCCAACGATATACATACAATGACCGCATTTCATCCACGAGATTATAATAGACTTCATCCGTTAGCCGCATTTTTAGAACCTTCTGTATCTTGCTTACATCATGTCCATCGCCCTTCATACGTTCGAGGAATTCCGCTATTTGTTTCTTGTTTATTTTGGATTTATTTTTTAATAGTCGATCAACTTCATCACGCACGACAACATTCTCCCCCATTTTCACTTCTCCTAAATAATAGGAACCATCGCGAATCTTCAGGATGGCGCGAAAGAGATCTTTTATTTCTGCAAGAATGGATTTGCGACTATCTTTCCGTTTCACTATTTGCATAATATCGATATCACCTCGAAAAATGATATGAGGGTCATTAATACTTCCGTAAAATAAATGGTCTTCATTGGACAATAATATTTTTTCAATCTTGTCTTGTAAATCTTTCGGAAAATCTTTTAAATCTATCATTCTTTATTATTAAATATTTATTATTTTATAATAAGTATAAATATATTTTTTTCTATTTTTTTTATTAAGCTACTAAATAACCAAAATTACCCTTTTCATTTGGGACAACTCCAATATTTAAAAATTTAGGAATTGAAAAAGATTGTGGGGCATTATAAGGTGGTAATCCAACTGGCGAATTAGATTTTGCCAATGCTACTGCTGGATGTCTCTGCATTCCACAACCTACTACTGGATGTCTCTGCATTCCACAACCTACTACTGGATGTCTCTGCATTCCACAACCTACTATTCCTCGGTAAGTTCCATATTTATTCTTTCGTTTATGACCATAACCTTCACCCGATTCTTCAAGACCTTCAAATGGATTTGATTGTTCTATTTCCTCGCCTTCTTCTACAGCGGCCGGAGCAGATGACGAAGAAGATAACATACTTGTTAGATCTGCAATAGCATCAATTACTATTTTAAAATCATCTTCTATTTTTTTGGTGCGAGAATATTTGTTTATCTCTTTTGCAAAATTATTCGCTATTCTATATAATGAATTCTTTGTTTCAGTAGTTGGTAATTTGGGATATATTTCTTCATATATTCTTATTAAATCAGCTTTTACTTTTTCTTTGGCATTCTTTACTTTACCTTCTATTTCAGGAAATTTTAATGCAGGAATAGATCTTGCCCCAGGTGCTACTTGTGATTCTTCTTTCTTCTTTTTTTTACCTGGAGCTATACTTGATGATTCTTTCCCTTCTTCAAAATTTATATTTATTTCCCGACTTACATCTTCTAATGCCGGAACTCCTTCTTCTGCTGGTATTCTTTCTTGTATTCTTTCCTCTAATAATTCGATAATTTGATTGAATACATTTTTTATTGATGGAAGACCCTTTCTAACATCTTTATCACTTATCAATACATTAATCTTATTCATTATAATTTTGATCATATCTAATAATGCTTTTGCGTAATCAATCGAATATGTTTCATTTACCATTCGTTTCAATAAATTATTCAATCTATCTACAATAGCCTGCGAACTCTGTAATTTTAATACATTTGACAATGCTTTCCCTATGTTTGCTAATTTCTTTCGCTCTTCTATTGATAGAACTACATTTAGTTCAATCGGTAGCAATGGTGTTAATATTCCTTTATCATATCGCGAGAAATTTAAATCTAATTTATAAGGTGAACGTTGAACTACTTTCTCCATCTCCTTTGATGATGCAACACTTTCACTATGTGTCTCCTGTTCACCTTTGGCTTCTTTTTGCTGAATATATTCTGCTAATTTTTTCTTATATAATCTTCGAAATACTTTACCTGAATCCATTTTTTTATTAATTATAAAATCATATATAATTAATGAAGATATTTTTTTATTTTTTATTTCTATTATTTACAAATCATATTAAATTATGCTCTTTGATATAACGCGAGGCTTGCCCTAATTTCATGCCTTTATTACGCATTAGATCACGAACCATTTCGCCGCGGAGAACTTTCTTGTTTGCTTTCTTCATATCTTTCGCAATTTTCTCTATTTTATCCAAATGCTTGTTCTCACGTTCCTCGTGCTTGACATGCTCGAGTTCATGCGCTTCTTCTTCAACCTCACTTGCGCTTTCTTCGCTCTCTTCTTTCATTATTTTTTTTTTACCGCCTCGTTTCTTTTTCCCTAAACCAATTAAGGGTAATATATGGCTTCCTAATTTCATCGTGGTATCAAAGCCTTCGACGAAACCGGTTTTAAAATCATCCCAGAACCCACGTCCCGATATTTCTGGATTACCTATATAATAGGGGAGAGGATTATGAGATAAAAATTCTTTAAATACCGGAATATTTCTCATTCTTCTTATTGGAGGAGTTGGATCTATTTTATAAAGTTCGAATGTATTCATTAATGGCGGGGGAACAATCAAAGTTCTTCTTGTTGGAATATTTTCTCTGTTCATTTTTAAAAATAATATTTTAATATATTATATTGCAATATAAAAAAAATCGTTGATGTCTTATAAAATCGCAAAAATCATTAGTGATACTATTTTAATTCCAGCATCGTCTTTCGCCTTATTTGAATTAGGTAAAAATTATTCTACAATTAAAAATTCCATTCAAAATAATAATCTCGTTAAAAATACATATAATAATATTTTAAAACAAAAATCATTTTACAAATGAAACGACAAGTCAATTTTAATATTACTATTCCGCGTCAGGTAGATAATAAAATTACTAATGAAAATAAGATCCGCCCTCTCTACAATATTAAAAAATTCTATTATTATATTTCTAAAAGAATAGATAATTGGGGTTATTATATTTTCTGCATTTAATTATATATATATCCCAAATAAAAATGAACGGCAACAAAGTTGACATTGGGCGAAGCAAAACTTCGCTGAACATCCAAGCAATATTATTCGACAAAGAGAAACACTCTTCGCCGGCGGCGATGAAATGGCTAAAGAAGCATCATTTTGCCCCTATTAAGCGCCAGCATCTTACTGATAACTATCGCAGATACCGCATTCGCGAACCTGAGGACTTTATTGAGAAATCATTCCGCACAATTGACATAGGTGATGGATCTATTAAAATGATTATAGGAAAATTAAAAGAATAAAATAAATAAATTTATTTTTTAAAATAATAATATTTAATTAATATATATTATTATTTATTAGCATATATGGAAAAAATGGAAAATATTAAATTAGAAATTGTAAAAGAAAAGCCTAAAAGAGGCAGACCCAAAAAAATCATAGAACAAATTATTCAGGAAGAAGCTCCAATCGTTCAGACGATCGAAGAACAAGTCATAAAGAAACGAGGACGTCCGCGGACGAAACCGCTACCTGATCCTAATGCTCCTAAAAAAATACGTGGTCGTCCAAAGAAGGTAAAGCCTTTTGAAGCAAAGCTGAATATTGAGATACCTGCATCAAAATACCTCAAACAGGGATTCATGAAGAAGGAAATGAGTGAGATGGATAAAATCAACATGACAGAAACCACTCAAAGTATACTGGAACGAGCTCATAAGTCAGGGTTCCAAATTCGCGATCTAACAAAAGAATCGCCCGCATTTATTGCAAACATACCTAAAGGGACATTTATTAAGTATATAACAACACCACTGAATCAGTTCCGCATTGGCGGCATTCTTCGCCAGGTGGATGATCAGCTCCGTTATTTCAGCTTATATAATCCTAAGATGAAATCAAGTTGGAGTGTTCAGATTAAAAATGTGAAGTATCTTATGTTCAAATCTAAAAAAAATATGGATGAAGCGGAAGATGATTAATTTATTATTTTTACAACTATTAAAATATATTTATTATCTTAATAGTTTAGAATAAGTCACGAACCCCCAGATTACATATTATACGAGAACGCGTGGTTCGTGACTAATTTAAACCTCCAACATCCATTCCATCAATATCAGGGGGGGTCAGGCACTCTTGGATGGCATCGCTATCCATCATTTCCCATCGTTCATTACGATCTAATATGTGTTCAAAAAATGGAAATTCATGATTCAATTCATACGATGGCACTCTTACTTGTTTGCCATTTATCGTTATTTTCTTGTTCTTTGTTTCTTCTACTATTCTTAGATCACATCCTGACCAAACTCTATATATTTTTCTTAAAAATATTACTGTTGTTCTTATATCTGATTCTCCAGATTCTCCCGTCTTTTTATAATCGCGGAATCCAAATATATCATTAAGTTCTTCTAACTGTGGCATAATGATTTCACTTATTTCCGCTAT